TGCGGGGATCATCAATAACGTAGCCAACGGCATAGTTAGACGATGTGCTTGCGGGCCAGTACTGACCGCGAACGATCTGACTGGATGAGTTTGTGTACTCTGCACCAACAAAAATGCCCAAAGTACCAGCTACTGGAGTAGCAGGCGACGATGCGGCAGACATTGTAGTGGTAACAATAGTACCGCCAGAGAGTTGAACAATGTCACCATTGAACAACGATGTACCATAAGCAGTAGCAATGGGATACATGCGGGTTGACCCTGCATAGGGTAATCCACCGAACTCACTGACCGCTTTAAACCCGTATGGAGCGGGAATAATGGGATATGCCATTTAAAGACTCCTTTAAAAATTAACGTGCGCCAAATCCAGCACCGCGTGTAGTCGTAGATGTTCTCTCCGAAAACTTGCGCATCCTGGGATCATTGTCTTTCATAAAACTGTTGTCCACTGATTCCATCTGATCTGCCGCTTGCTTGGCATAATAACGCTGGTAGGCATCAAAGTTTTCTTGTGTGTTTTTGCACAAAATCAAACCACCGACTTCTACGTTGCCTTCATTATTCCCATCAAGCATCAACTCAGGATGGTCTGCCGCCTTTACTGGTTCCCACCCGTCACGTCTCATGCGAGACAATCTGGTGTGATCCGCCTTACCTAATATGTGCGTCATGATGTAACGATACACATAACCAGGCTCGGGTGTAGGGTCCGGCAATTGGCTCGAGGGTTTGTACTCCACTCGAACTTCTTTATCACGGGTTTCAATCTCACGAGTTTTCTTAACATCAACCATTTTGTGCCTCCAATTTCTGTTGTTCAAGGTAATATTTCTTGGGATCAAGATTAAATTTCTTCACTAACGCAGCTTGCGTCGGAGTCAATTGAACCTTTTTCACGCCAGAAGATCTAGACGCGGGAGCAACAACATTCGAAGGACGCTTTGCGGCTTGTGCCGATTTTTGTTCGCCGAATACTTCCGGGAACGTGTTCTTAATGCGTGAATCTATCTGTTGATAGTATTCATCGGAGCGCGGGTCTACACCCGAGTTGACTAGTTTTTGATGCAGCCCTAGCGCAAAGCTGGTAACTTCTTCAAACCCATTAGAACCAAACCACTGGTTTTTTGCCTGCCAGCGCAGGGATTTTTCGTCTGGTTGTACAGATTGAGTCTGTCTAGGTTGTGTTTGTACCGTATTTTGCTGCTCTTGTAAAGCAGGCCGGTAATTTTTCAACGTCTCAATACGCCATTTTGCGTCAGTTAAAGCCTCTTGAGCCGCGATAATGGCATCAGTATCATAGGCTTCTTGAGCTTCTTTATACTGTTTTCTTGCCGCTATCAGGTCGGATTCAGCTTGTTGTTTAGCAGAAGTGGCAATGTATTGATGGCCTGCTTGAACGTTGCTTTTAAGAGACTTGTTTTCCTCTAAAAGCTGTCGCGTAAGGCTTTCCAGCTCCTGCTTTTCGCGCATGGCCGACTCAGCTTTACGCCTCTCATCGTGTCTAGCGTGCGTCAATTCTTTGATGCGGCTTTGGACATTCTGTGAGTAGCTGGCAATTTCGTCATCGGTAGGATCGGCAACTTCCTTGTTTAAGGGTTGTTTGCCTTTGTCCCGTTCGGGTGTGTCATCGACAATTTCAATCTCAACTTCGTCATCGATATCAATTTCGACTGGCTTGGTATCATCAATTTCATCGGGAAACTTATATTCGCTCATGGTTTTCCTTTATGCACGGCTAATGCCGCGTGGGTCTTCAACAACAGCATCAACTTGGTCATCATTGATGAGCCTAAATTCTTTGCCGAAAATTTTAAATCGCGTACCTGAATAAGTACGGGTTAGCACAAAATCTCCAGGTTTACACCACGCGCCGGTGGGGTATTTTGTTGGGTCTTTGTATGCGTCGGGACCAACTTTCAACACAAACAATACGGTTGTGGCGTGCTGTTCTTGTGCTGCAAATTGGGATGGGCGTACCAAATCCAGCTCGGTTCCATCGATCTTGTCGGAAATGTCTGGCACTCCGCAAAGAATCTTGTAGCCGGTTGGCTCTGGTAGTACGGTGGCCTTTTCTTCATTGGTTGCATCCTCTTGTGGGGCCTCCACAGGTTGGATGGTTTCTGGCATCGAGACACCAGCGGGCAAAATCAAATCACTCATCGTCTTCTTCACTTTCTTTTAGCAGGTCTAGGAGGTAGCGCTCTGCAATGGCCAGACCTGAAATAAGCCCGCAGAGTTTTTGATATTCTTCAAATGAGCGACAAGCCCCACCAGCCATGTCATCGGCGTAGTTGTTCATGTCGGTGCGTAATTTGTCGCGCAATACGCGTGCGAAGTCTTGGATCATTCTTTACCTTTTTTAGTTTCTCTTGTTTTCATTGCCATCTCGGCTCTGTGTTTTGCAATATTAACACCAGTTTGTATGCCAACTTGTCTATCTTGCGCGGCCATTTGATTCTTATGTTTAGCAATATCCACAAGCGTATCTAGAGCCGATTGTTTCTCTTGTGAATTAATTTGAGCTTTGTGTTTCGACATGTCAATGCCTGCTTTATAGGCACTAAGCTGCTGATCTCCTGCGATTTTTTGTTGCTCCAACTGTAGTTTTGCTTGAGCAATTTGAGCATCCATCTGGGCTTTTTGGGCTTTGATTTGAACTTCTTGTTGTGCAATTTGAAGTTCTTGCTGTTGCATTTGGAGTATTGGGTCTTGGGCTTGCTGTTGAGCCTGCTGTTGAGCAGCCATTGCCTGATGTTGCTGGGCAACTTGTTGGGCAGCTTGTGCAAGCATTCCAGATAGAGCTGTTTCAAGCTGTGGAGTCATCTTCTCGTCTTCAGGTGGCATTGCCATTCCAAGCTGCTCCTCAACTTGTTGACGATACATATACCCAGCGTGCTCACCCATATGCGCCTGGAGGGCCGCCATAATTTGTTGAGCTTGTGGGTTCTGCCCAATAATTGCCATAATCATCGGGTCTTGCATCATTGACTGATGCACCTGAATATGGGCTTGATGATTTTGGAATAAGAAAGCCTTTAGCGGTTTGCCTTTAAGCGCCGCTTGATTTTCCGATACAGGATCCGTAGGCTTTTGATCGTCCGGTAAAGGTACGAGTTTGTCAGCATTTTTAATCCCTAAAACATCCAGCATTGATCGATGTAACTGTGGTAAATCGTAGATCTGTGGCGCCATTTGTGCCATCTGTATCACGGCCTGATACTGGACAACCCTTTGGGAAAGAGTGGCTGCATTAGGATCAGACACTGGGATAATGTCAACTTTATCGTAGTCATCTTTTTTAGACTTCTTACCACCATACTCTGGGTCGTATGTGTAATCAGGATCGGTGTAGTCCCTGATAATATTCTTTAAGAGCTTTAACTCCTGCTTTAAGGCAAAGTGAGTGCGGGCTTGTACTGCACTCAATACTTTAAGCTGCCTCTCCAGCAGGGCTAAAGTAGTCCCAACCGGTGTCTGGGCAGACATATCGGACACATTCATATCGGCAGTAGCAGCAAACCTACGGCCTTCATCTACAATGTTATTGAGTAGTGTGTATAGAACTTGACTGGGTTCTTTGTACGGGAGCGGAAGAATAGAATCTCGGATATTTCCAGACGCTACGTCTACGTCTCTAAATTCCCCTGGAGCAATTGGGGTATCATCGCCCTTAATGCGCAAGCCCCTGGACTTGAGTCCCCCAGGCAGGTTTGATAAAGTTCCAGCATCAATGAGTTGTCGCATGATGCTAGTGGCAGATTTAGCAAAGCCACCAATGAGGTGAAAGAGTCCGAATCCGTAAGCGCCAAAGCCGGGTATGTATTGGTAGTGGACAAAATGCTGTCTCTTGAGACTGAGTTTATCGCCTTCATTCCAGTTTCTCCTTATGGACAAAATATCATGAGTACCTTTAATTAGTGTAACGACATAAGGAACCATAATTCCCGTCTCGTCACCTTCCTCGTCTACATCCTCAAAACCTTCCAACTCAAGATCAACGTGGCACTCATACAGGGTATATCTTTCATCATTAAGATCGCTAAACCCAGTCTCCCTGTCTTTGGCCATCTGAATGTCTTCTCTGGCGCGGCTGGGATCTGGTAGCTCTATGTCTCGATAAAATCCGGCATTTTGCAGCTTTACGATTTCGTTCTTGGTCTTTCGCATGACATGAGTCACACGATAGCAAGTATCCATATCTGTCGTCCCATAAGGAAGAATGATATCTTCAGCAGGAATAAACATTGATACCTGGCGTCCCAAATTTGGATCGTAGTAAACTTTCTTAAAAGCAGACCCTGTGGCAGGCAAAGACCAAAGCATCCGTTCATGTTCTGGTCTAAATTCTTTCATGACTTCCGTCAATTCATTGTTCATGTCATCCTGAACATTGATGGATATCTCGCGGGTTTCGTTGGTCTCTTTGCCTATAATTTTGCTTCGAACTGGGCCCTGGGCTGGGAAAGTCTCGGTAATCATCTCAGATTGAAACCGCACTACCGCCTCAGTGATCATAGGATGGAAGACGCCTGATGCGCCGTCCCAAGGTTCTGTGCGCTCTTCTATATGTAAGCCCAACAATTTAAGCCCTTCTGTATAAGCTTTTTCCCAGTCTTTGCGCGAATTCTTATCCTGGTCGATACTCCTATCAAGGTCTCCAGCCAGCGTAGCAAGAGCTGCTTCGCTAACTTCTTCGGCCAAGTTATCGTCAAACCCCTCGTCCTCTTCGCCTTTTTCCATGCCAATCTCGAGGTCTCCAGCTTTAATATGGACGGCTTCTGGGTCTACTATTTCAATCTCGATGGGTTCCTGGTCTTGGGCCAGGCTCTCGATTCCGCTAGGGGCTTGTGTGAGGGATTTGTCAAACATGATGATCCTTAAATTAATTTCCAATTACCAGTTGAGTACTGTTGCGGCATTGCAACCCCACCGGACTTTTTGCCTGAAGCTTCTTTCATATAGCTCTTTAATGAATCCAACATTTTGAGTTGGTCTTTGTTGTATTTCATTTCATCGTTGGCTTCTTTTGGCCATTGATTCAATAGATATCCTCGCATCGCAGAGTCTGTTCCGTTTTGCACCGCATCTGCGGCCGGCCTGCCTTCGTCCATTGTTTGCTTAAAGTCACCAGAAACTGTAGCAAGTGTAGCAAGTTGCTTTGCAGTCATTGAATCTATTAAATCTTTTCTAACTTTATTTGCAATAGGATCGACATGCATTAGCTCTCCAGCCAAGTCGTGATGGGTAAATTCATTGGGTTTGCCTATCATGACTCCGACTCTATCGCTGGGAAATTCTTTTGGCCTTGGAGCGTTCGGAGCGCCGGGCTCATTTTTGGGCCATGTTTCAGCATAGTCTTCTCCCGCATTTCCCACCATTACAATAGGATTATGCTTTGCAATAAATGGATATTCTTTTACGGCTTGATCTATTAAATTGTTTACATAGTCATCCATGTTGGTCCTTAATAGTATGCGGCTCTGCGACGGTAACTGGAAGGCTCGTCTTTCTCGTCAGAATTTAGTGACAGAAACCCGCCTTTCCTGAATCTTAACAATGCCTGTGTTGTTGAGTCTACAAGGTCATCATGGTCCGAATTAGGGAAAGCTGCGAGCTCCTCAATTACTTCATCCGCCCATCTTGTGGGTGGCGCCCAGACCTTTCCACTTGCAAAAAGATCTGAAACAGAATTAATCCTGACCATCTTATCATTTCCCCTACTGGGCGTAAACTCCTGCACGGGTATACCCATCGCCCTTAATTCATAAATAAGTGGGGCGCCGCTGGCTTTGGCTTCGACGATAAATGCATCTGGCTCCCAGTTTCTGTATTCTTCTAACGCTACCTGTTTAAGTTCCGGAAACTCCATCCGCCTCTTAAAGGCATCCAACAATATAACGTGTGGATCCCTAACATTCTCGTTAAGGTAAAACACTCCCCAAGTGGTACATGCAGAGTAATCCGCGCGTTCGGACTTTGTAAAGGCAGTATCCCAGCTCTGGATAACATACTCGCATACAGGAACTTTATCCTCTTCCCATATCTTCCACCACTCTCTCTTGACTATCGCCCCCTCTTCGGAAGTGGGAGACTGCATGTACTGGGCATTCCATTTCGCAACGGGGAGTTCAGACTTCAGGGCTAAAAGCTCCTCCAGTCTCCAGAATTCTGGCCACAGCGGTTTACCAGACGGCATTATCGCTGGTAGCTGTATAACCTCCCACTTCTCTCCATCCCTATCTATCATGGACTGGATAATCTTACCGGTCAGGTCTTTCTTGGCCCAACGTGTCATCACCACCACAATAGAACCGCCTGGCTGTAGACGCTGCCGAGGACCGGATGTATACCATTCGTACACTTTATCAAAAACAGTGGGGTCTCCCGCGGCCAAAGCTGCTTCTTGCTCGGAATGCGGGTCATCGATAATCAGTAAATCAGCACCTTTACCGGTCACCGTCCCCCCTACGCCGATAGCAAAGTATTCGCCATTCTGATTAGTACTCCACCGGCCGGCGGCCTTGCTATCCGATCTCAGATTCACAAAGGGGAATATCTTGTGGTATGTCTCGGATGCCACAAGGTTCCTGACTTTTCTACCGAATCCAACAGCCAGTTCGGCAGTGTTAGAGGTCTGGATAATCTTCTTCCCCGGGTATTTCCCCAAGAACCAGGCTGGCAGCAGATAAGACGCAAACTCAGACTTGGTATGTCTGGGAGGCATATTTATGATTAATCTCTTTAATTTCCCACTAGCAATCTCTTCAAACTTCTCCGCCATCAACTCATGATGACGCCCGTGTATAAACCCCGGCCACATCTCGCCCACAAACATCATAAAGTCATCCGCGGCTTTCTCCACATTGAGGCTGTCCTTGTACACCTCAAACATATCCCACATCTCCTCCGCCAGTTCGGGAGGCATATCCTGTATCGCCCGTTCCATCGCTTCTAAATTCATTCAAGTTCCCTAAACTTAATATAAACCGGCCGGACACTTCTGTCTTTATTAGCAAGCTTCTTACACACCCCTATCGCACAAAGGTTCCTAATCACCCGTACAAGATTAGCCCGCCCCTTATCACCAGTCGCCCTCATAAGATCCTCATACGAAGGCCCATACCCATGATGCTTCCAATGCTCATCTATCGCTAAAAACACATTCCTCTCTTTAGGCGTCATATCCATCCCCATACATTCACTCTCACTCAACCTACCAGGCCGGGACATTTCCCTCAACTCTTTTCTCGAATGAACATATTTTCTCTTCATAATCAACAACTTACGAGACCTGGTCAACAAGTTGACGCTTTTTTCAAAAAATATACCCCCCACCCCTTTACGTTTCAGAAGGTGACGGGGGGGGTTCTGTGGAGGGAAGTTGTGGAGTGTCTACGGTATTTTCTAGGGATTGAGTGAGTGGAATAGTATGCGTAGGATCCCCGCCCGCCTCGCTCGCTTGCGCGGGGGGTGCCCCGCCGGTGGGGTCGCGCCCTTCAGAAATCTCAGCTAGTAAGCTAGCCCCACCAGCGCGCGCCGGCTTGGCGTCCACGTCAACAACGGCTTTGATGCGCTCGAGTAGTTGCGCCTTCAGGTCTCCGCTCTTCACATGAGTAATGGTTGTTTCCTTGCGCTCCATGAATGCGCCAACGTCGTATAGCTTGCCGATTAGCTCCAAGGCCTTCATGCGCTGAGCCGGCGGGAAGTCTTCGTCGATTGAGTGCTTTACTAGCTGATGGATTAGCAGTGCTTTTAATTCTCTGGGGGTTCGCAGTTTCTCCGCCTCCAATGCCAGCTTATACGCTTGAACCTCGTGGATCACGCGTGGATCACTCGCGAGCTTATAGGGATCGCTTGCCAGCGTGTAAGCGCTTTGGGCGTTGTATGTCTCCCTGTATGCTTGTCTCTTGCTCATTGTACCTTCGGCCAACTTGCGGGCATACTCGCGTTGTTTATTCGTCAGGGGTTGTTTCACTCCCAGAATCGATTCAATCGGCGTGCTTGCAAGGGTCTCTTTTATCTGAGCCCGCGTTAAACGTTTCACCGGCGCGCGCTTTGCTGATTCTCGCATATCCCCTCCCAACTTGTTGACTGGCACGAGTATAAACGCAAACACCCGCCAACGCAAACACCCGCGGAATCAAATAGTCTCCCTTATAAATCAACAACTTACGCGCGTTGGCACGATTTTTGTCACATATATAGTATGGGGTTCAAAAAAAAGAGCCCCATATTTTCTCAACAACTAAGGAAAACACCATGAAGACCGAAATTCTGTATGCCCTTCGCACCTTTGCACAAAAACGACCAAACCTTGAATACGGCAATTATGGCAACCCTTCGAGCTACCGCCAAGAGTCGCGCGCCATAACCAAAGATCTACACCACGCGCGCAAATTGCTCAGAAAAGTAGAGCTTTCAAGCATTACCGCGCAAGATTTAATTGTGGCAAGTAATGAGGCGTTCTGTGGGCGTTTAACCATTATCCCCGCCAATAGCTATAGCGACGAATTCAAAATTGAATATTGCGTTGGTCAATACTTCGCGACCGAATACCGCAAGGGTGTTTGCGCAGTACTGGCTCGCGCGCTCTGGAATCATTGGAGAGAAGACCGCAAAGACGGCGATATCATGACAACCGGACAACAACTGCGCGCGATAGCCCGATCAGAGCTTGGCGCGTCATTGGCGAGAATTTATTTTGGCTGAGCATAACTGATGAGGCTTTAAGAGCCGAAACCCCCGCGGGGGTCTTATGCAACCACAAAGGAAAACCATGATTGAATACACCTACAAAATTGCCGACCATTGGCTGAGCCCCATCATTAACGGGGACTATTCCGGCTTAGAGGATCAAGAAGAGGCGCAACTGAATGACTTTTTAGCTTCAATCCCTAAGCAGATTCATCACAAATCAAAAATGCACGCGTTCTTTCATGTTGTAGATGAGGAGGGTTCATTTGATGTTGACGAAGTAAGCGGGCTTTACGCCAACTGTTACGCGTTGACTGTGACCTATTTTTAAGGAAAAGACCCAATGTCAATTAAAGATCTTAAAAAAATATTAATGGGAGGCTGAAAAATGTACATCATTTATAACTGCAAAGGCGCGCCAATTGGAAACCTGAAAGGGTATCGCACACACAAGGGCGCGAGCCAACAAGCCGAAACCCGCCTAAACCGACTGCTCTGGACTCAATTTTATCAATATCACACAGAGAACCCGAGCGCTCGCACAGTTTATAAAATCATTTTAAAGGGTCAATCATGCGAGTAATTATGCTTAAAAAAGACGCGAGCGCGCTCACTGGCGGGCTCACCCAAACGTCAAAGATGCCTTGCAAGTCTTACAGTCTTCCGACCGAGGCGTGCGATACCGGCTTCAAAATGTCAAAAATAGAGGGATCGGTCTGTTTTTTTTGTTATGCGAATAATGGCTTCTATAAACTTTATGAGAAAACCATTAAACCCGCCCAGTTCGCGCGACTGGACTCACTCACTAGCCCTTACTGGGTTGACGCTATGGTGGCTCTAATCGGCTCTGATGCCTACTTCCGATGGCACGACGCAGGCGACCTGCAAGGGCTCGAGCACTTCAAGAAAATTGTTGAGGTCTGCGAGCGCACCCCAAAAACCAAACATTGGTTGCCCACGCGGGAATACTCGATTATTAAGGCTTTTATCTCAGCCGGCGGGGTTATTCCAAAAAATCTAATTGTCCGGTTGTCCGGTATGTATCCTGATAAACCGGTTCAAGTGCCGGTGTCTCTCCAAGGCGTGAAGGGGATTACAACGTCCAACGTCCACACAGTTAAGCCCTTGGGGCGCGCGTGCAAAGCCCCAGAGCAAAACGGAGAATGTCGCGATTGTCGCGATTGTTGGGAATCAAAGGTTATCAGTTACGCGCTCCACTAGCATTACTGACGAGCCCTAATTGGGCGAAACCGGCGCGAGTCGGTCTAATGCAACTTTAAGGGAAAATAATGAAATATTCAGAATTCGATTACATACAAGCTGGTTATCTATTCGAGCGCAAGCGCGCAAAACTAGCGCGATTCGAGCGAATGTTGGCGCGCGAGTATCAGGAACACAAAAACAAGGCCGTCTTTTTGTTCAACCGCGGAAGACTGGAGGCGCGCTCATGTATCTAGTCTTTAACCACAATTGTCGCTTTTTGGGCGAGTTTAAAACAATGCACGAGGCTCAATCCGAGGCCGTTCTATATATTGGGCAGACCGGCAACCCCGCGCACGTCACAACGCCCAACTTGTTGACGACCGCCGAGCGCGATTCATATGATCAATTTCTGGAGATTCACGAATGAAAAACTACAACTGGCTACTGGTGGACAGGGACGGAGTGGCAGTCCCCAAGGGCGCGAGGCTTAAAACCCGCGACGGAGAAGAGTACGAACTTACCGGAGGCCGACCGCCCCAACACGAGGGCTCTACTGGGAGGGTTTGGGTTAAGGGCTCAGGATCGAGCACACAAGAGTTTTTCCCAACTGTATTTGACCTAAAGTGGGAAGAGGTTTAGTACATCTGATGAGCCCTAATTGGGCGAAACCCCGCGAGGGGTCATGTACAACTACTGGAGGCCAAAAAATGGCACGATTAATTAAAGGGAAACAATGGGTTATTCTCGACGAATGGTGCGAGGATGATATCACCGACCAATGCGAACAAATCGGCGTCGAGCTGAGTCAGGACGAAACTCGCCGAGTATTGGAGATGATTGTCAAAACCCACGATTGCGAAATTGGGATTAACTGGAACTCGATTAATTCGGCAATCGATGCGGTACTGGAGGCTAGACAATGAACACTCTCACACTGATTCAGGAGCTCTAGAATGACACCGCAAAAATTGTATGAACTGCTCGACAAGGCCGGACTCGACTATGAGGTTGTCGAGGTCTTTGAGGGCGTAAGGTGGATACGTTTTGATGTTGAAGAAGAAACAAACGAGGAGAATGAAGAATGAATTACGACGAATGGGAAGAAAAATACAAGTCAATCAACAATCCTTTTAGTGAAAATCATAACCTATTCGAAACCTTTGGCGAAGAATACGATTTTGTTGAAAGGGTCAATCCTTTAAACGTCTGGACGTTGGTAGACGGGGAAGATGGGACATACATAGTCGAAGGACTACACTATGTGAATCGTGTTGGGTATTTTGTAACTGGAGTACCGCACAACAACGAAGGTATTGAGATTTTAGATATGCTTTATAGTGAGGAGAATGAAGAATGAATCTTGAACAAATAACCAAAAAATACGGCGAATCAAAACTTAACGCAATTTATGACAAGTTTTTTGATTTTGGTGAAGTCTGGATGGCAGATTACATCATTACAAATTTAGCACAAGATGATCTTGAATTTTTCATGGGCGTTGATGTTTACGAGGTAATGAAAACCAATGAGGGGTTTTTGGCTTACAACATGACAACTGATGAATACTTGCTAGATGATCAAGGAAACAATACCTTTAACACCGAAGAAGAAGCCCAAAAATTAATTGATGCAGAAAAGAAAGAAGAGAATAAAGAATGGACTGCACCACAGTTTGAACCCTCAAAAGAACACTATGAAGGAGATAAAGAATGAATGGTGACCTATTAGACGAATATTGCGAGCAAATGTTTGGGCATGAAGACTGGAAAATGGACTGGGACAAACAGGGAAACTTGATTGTGACGTTCTTTGAAACAGCAAGACCCGAGTACTTAGAACTTCACGAGGAGGACGAAGAATGAACAGACAAGCAATGATTGATCGACTGGTTGAAGATGACATTCAAACCATCAAGGATGCGATGCAAAACAGGGACATAGAGTACCTTGACTTTATCTTGAGGAGTGGCATTGGATACAACAAAATGTCAGACGAAAGCCTGATCGAGGAGTTTGAGAACAGAACATGGGAGGTAGAAGAATGAATAACGACGAAATCAAAAAGAAATACATGAATCTATCATCAATCGACAAGGCGTTTTTTGATGCATATAGCTCAAATATAGCCCAATGTAGCGATGAGTATCTATTAGAATTCATCGAGATTAGCAACGAGAGTCACCCAGACTGGGACAATTTCCCAAGTGAATACTATTCGCACCTGATGGACACCCATATTGCATTCGGGATTGGCATTGAGTACGGGCGGAAGAATCCATGAGGGTAAGAATGAGAAATGACCTCGCCCTTCGGGGCGATCTTGTACCCGCTTATGAGGGGGTTATATACCCAGACGAGGGGGTTGACCCCAGATACCTCACCGCGGGCGATCTGGATGGGGCTCTTAACCTTCCGGACTTGTGCGGAGATGATGAGCCAGAATACAACTTCAACAGGATCAAGCTGAAGACTGGCGAAATCTACTATATGCATGGAGTAGATTTAGATTGGATATGACGAGATGCGAGGAACTGGGGGTCTGCCAATCCATTGGATGCGCAGACTGCCCCAACTTGTTGGGCTTACAACAAACTTACAAGAGACTCCCCTGCCACCAGAGAACCCACCCGAACCTCAAAATCGTTGAAGTCTTCCCCCGCATCGCCCACCCAGTAGCACGAGGCTATTTTTTGGGCGGTACTCAGGCCGACAGGGTCGTTGTCCGCAACAACAAGAGGCTCATTTAAGGTTTTCGCGATCTCAAGCATATTGGAGGCCGAGAAACAAATGTGTATCTTATACCTTGCCTTTATCAATTTAAGAGCTCTGCGCACCGATAAACCGGTCGCGTAGCCCTCCACCAGTATGTCTCGCCCCTTATTATCGATCACGAGGCTTGCACCCTTGGTGATCTGCCCCGACAGGAACTTCTTGTTGCCGTCTTTATCGATCAATTGGCATCCAACAAGTTGACTGCCGACCCGCATCGAAACCACCAACAATTCCTTCCACACGAGGCCACGCTCGGTGAAACCCTTGCGAATAAGGTATGGATGAGTGGACGGGAGGCCGGATTTTACAATGTAGACCGCCTTCTTTCGAGCCTCTTCCTGACGATCCAACCGCTCTTGATTGACCCGCTTGATCTTGTCGTGGTCGATCACATAAGGCTTATCGGACTTGAAGATGGCGTGTTTTTCCATTGTCGCAAAGTTAATTACAGCACCGCCTTGACCATCAAACACATATGCACCATTCAACTTGTTGGGTTTATCCAATGTCTTGACGCGCATCCACTTATCAAGAGACAGGTTGTCGATCACGAGGCCGTGTTCGTAAGCAAATTCTTCGAATCTCATGCTTTTTGTTGGCTTTTAGCCCACGCTATTTGTCTCGATCTGATCCAGTTCACAGTCTTTTGTGTGACCGGTATCGGTGTTGAATCACCGCGAGGTGGGAATGTACCGAATTTTTCTTTGTATTTGTGCGCTGCCCAACCATCTTTATACCCCCGCATACGAGAATAATACAATAATTCAGAGTAAAACGTCTTGTTGGCCACCGCCGTGGAGTTCTGACTGGGAAATAGCTCTTGAAGTTCACCAGGTACGCTTGCAATCCCGCGAATCGGCCTGGTGTGCCCGCAGTGGACGCAACTGAGCTCGCCGGCCACCCACAATCCACCGCAAGCCGGACACTTGGAGTCTTTCTTTTCTTTATCGGTCGGTTCTTTCTTTGCCTTCTCTCCGCTACTGCACTCGAGCTCCGTCACCCCCTCGGTGAAGAGCTTATCCCAATCACTTCTGAATCTCAGGTAATTTCCAGAGTGATCCAACCAGACTCCAAACGTTTTTTCTGGCGCCGGACGCATGATCCTGCCCATTTGTTGGACGTGGGAGCTGAATGACTTCGAGAAAGGCCTCGCCGAGACCCCTATTAGCACGTCTGGGACGTCGAAACCGCGGGTGAGTATGTCTGTTGCTATGAGGCCATGAATGCTTGTATCGGGCTTGCCAAAGTCCTCGATAATCTCCCGCTTGTAATCGTCTTCTTCGAGGTAAGAGATCGACTTAAAGTTATACCCTTGTTTGGCAAATTGTTGCTCGAGGTCTCTGCCGTGGGCGACCCCCGCGCAGAACACGACAGTTTTTTTCGGTCCGCCAAAAATCTCATTGGTTTTCTTAATCCACTCTGTGACGATATCCCCTGTGATCTTCATGCCCCGCTCGGTCACTTGATCCTGCGACCACTCGCCGGCAACCTTGGTCACGCCAGTCATGTCAATCTCTTTTGAGATAAAGATTTTCATTGGCATCAGCCAACCATTGTCGATCAAACTCTCCGTGGAGCTCGCGCCAACAACATGGGAGTACACGTCGCCGAGCCCCGCGGTGAATGGCGTGGCGGTCAACCCTATTACCCTGAGTTCTGGGTTTTCCTCGATGAATTTGACAACACTTCTACGTTGGACATGGCACTCATCGATAATGAGGTAGTCTAGGTCGGGAAAGTTATCGCGTTTCTCGAGGGTCTGCGCGGAGCATATTTGTATGCGCTCTGTTGGACGATAGCGCCAGTGATCGGACTGCATGACGCCATGCTGAATCTGATACCGCGCGAGTCGTGTACTGGTCTGGTTCACCAACACAATGCGATCCATCACCATCGCAACACGCTTGTATTGCTTGGAGATGTTTTGCATTAATTGGATGGCGACCTCAGTCTTACCAAATCCTGTTGGAGCATAGAGTAGTTGAGCTCTATGTCCATCAAGAAAGCCTTGATCAATTTTATTAACCACCTCGATCTGGTGGGGTCTTAGTTCTAGCATTTAAAACTCCGATGGGATAGTGCCCAACTTCACTTTGATTTCTCTGCGCGACGCTTCCAATATTTAATCTGATTGATAGCATCCGCAGCCTTTTGTTGGAAGTCATTTCTACTGATAGTCATGGCGTCCAGTAAAGATTGTAATCGAGAAACTTCAGCACGCAACGATTCCACAGTTTCTTGTATGGTTATTTTTTCTTCGTCGTCGATCTCGAGTACACCGATGGCCATCTGGTCTCTGAGTTTGGTGTTCTCAGTGAGTAACGCTTGATTCTCTGTGCGGAGCTCATGCACCTCGTCTTGGATGTACTCTTCTTTGGGCGGCTCGACTGGCTTGGTCTTAGGTTTCTTTTTGGCCTCTTTCAGCAACTCAAGTTCTTTGCGTATGCGACCAACAGTCATGTCTGATACGTCACATATTTTTGCAATCTCTATGTTTGTTTTATCGCACAGTTCAATATCATTGAGCGCCCTCATTACGCTTCTGCGTTTGTCTTCGTTTGATCTTGGTAGGCCGTGCTTGCCGTTTGCGCTGAGTGAATATATCCATGCGTCACGCTTTGTGCCGTTGCTGATATCTGCGTCAATCGTATTTACCTTTGCTCTTTTATGCGCAAAGTACCTGTGAAATCCATCCGCAAGCCACCAGTCTTTCCCGTCATAGATTATCTTGATGGGTTTGAATATCTCGCCCGCCAACACCTTCTCTGTGTAGTCGAGTATCGTTGCTTCTTTTAGTGACTCCCTTGATTGTGTATCTCCATCAATCCTAATTTTTTCAATATTAATTTTCATCATAATCTCTTTCGTCCCATTCTGGATCTTCAAAAACAATCACCGGCGTATCAATTCCGATGTATGCGCCTATCACATTAAACTCAAGAAATTCATGAGCTTCTTCTTCCTCCATGCCATCTCTACCCATTAAGATGTCGATCATTTGCTCGCCACAATAGACGAGTACCTCAACAGTAATTTGATCTCGCCAAATACAAGATGTACCAATCACGCAATCATCAAAGCCATCCCATTTTTTCATATGTTTTTATCCTTGAATTTTTCAACCGCGGTATGAAATCCTTTGTCCCAAGCCTTTGCCCAACAGATGCTCCATAAATCATAATACGCACCATTCAAAGGAAAGCTAAATTCCTTGTCATCCAAAAACATTTTTTTAACGTCCTTGCGTTTTATAAAAGCCTCCCATGCTTTGTCTCTTTCTTTATTGCACAAGGGTACGTCATCAAGTAATCCTTTATTCATTGGTTTCCTTCCGTTGTAATGTCTTCTGTTCTATGTCGTGTGCAAGCCTTACCGCAGTCCTCGCTCCAGTTCTTCTGCGTTGTTACCTTGTTTCCACATCTAGTGACGTAGTGATAGTTTCCATCATAGAACCTGTAGACCTTGCACCCGTCCATTTCTTGAATGACTTGCATTGATCTGTCTTTGGCTAACTGCTCTTGCGATGGGCCAAAACACGTATACAGCAAAATAATAATGAACCAAACAATGAAACCAAACGCAACCACAAAAGCTAACCCCTCCAACAAATGTTTTAATAAATCTTTTCCATAGCTATCCATTGTTCTTCTCCTCCGTATCAACAGGCCCGTTAAACATCGCCATTCCCAACTGCCCAAGCATTACTGTTTTTAGCTTTTCCCTGTTTTCCTCTGGATATTCGGCGGCAACTTCATCCATGATTTTTATGATGCTGTTTGCCATCTCTGTTGGCGTAATGATGCTCATGTGTTCTTCTCCTTGAGGATATCCTCCAATACTCTTGCCATATCTACAAAATCTTTTGTGCGTATATAAGCATTTTCAATTTCTTCATCCGTCAGCCCTACCCACGGCTTCTTGTATTCTTGGATGTCATCGTCATCTTCAATCATGCTTGTCTCCTTGCCTTTCGTACCCCATATCTGATGGCATACTTCAATAGGTATAGCACCAATGTGGTTTGGGTTGTGTTCAATCCACTCGTCGATTGTTTTATATGTCATGTGTTCTTATCCTTGAGTTTGGCGGGGTCTGTTGAGAATTTACTGTCACCTGCAGCAACCCAATAACCTTCACGATAGCCTTCGTAATGAGCCAGCCACCTGTCGTTTAGTGCTTTCTCGCTCATGTGGTCAACTTCTTTTAGCTTCATGGCTTCAAGATACGCATCTTTGCGATTGCTAGCATAGGCTGATGCCTTTTCGTGCAATTCATCGTCATACATTGTTCTTCTCCCAAAGTTTCTCAAAGTTCTGCTCCTTAATCATCTTTTTAACATCCGCCACAGTGAGTCCAAGCGCCTCTAAATCTGATGGTCGGACAATCAACTGAGTTGGTATCAAACTTATCCTGTCGCCAGTCTCATCCAGATGCTTGCGTATCTCTACAAGCATGGCTTCCAAGTTGGCTTCTGTTAACTCGCTCATGTGTTCTTCTCCTTGACCATCATCTCTGCAATCTGTTTTACATATCCAATGTGATCTTCAAAAGTATCCCCCAACGTCAGCCTGACACGCAAACCATCTTTGTTTTTTAAATCACTAATAGCAATCAACAAGGCTTCAGCAAAGCCTGCTTCAGTTGTTTTATCAAGTCCATCAATAAGACCTTGTGCAAAATTTCTCATGTGTTCTTATCCTTGAGTCTTGCGTTCACTTCGTCAAGCAACGTATGTGGGTCGCCGTCAAAGCGGTGAATCAGCGTTTCTATTTCCTCATCACTTAGATCAACCCATGCGCGCTGTGGTGTATTGCTTTTACGAACCCACTTGCCGCCCGTTACTTTTTCAAAAGCACGCTCAAGTTCTTGGTAGTCCCAAAGCAAAAGCGAAAACTTTTCCTCAAGCGCCCCAGGCTCTTGCTTTGGCTGTGCCAAGACTTCTTTGATTGCGATGATGGCTTTGTCTTTGAGAAAAACCATGTGCCCGTCTACATCCGCAACCATTTCAAGAGGGTCAGCCTCCAATGCCTCCAACCCTAGTTTTAATGCTTCATCTTTAGTCATGTGTTCTTCTCCTTGCACTTGTGAAACGGCATAACCCGACCTAACCATCCAATAAATTCTCCGCATTTCTGGCAACAGTAAGACGGGTGCTTCATGTGTTCTTCTCCTTTGATTTATTTACCCAGCACAACCAGTGATAGACGGCTCCTGAGTCATTCCAAAACCTGTCACCTACTTTGAATAGGCCAAAGCATCGTGGGCATTGATGCGGCTTGAATAAGTTGTTCATGTTCTACTCCTTAATGCCGTGGGCGGCTACTGCCACTGTGAATGGTGCGTTTTCAAACAATGCAATCCAACCAAAAGCAAGAACGCACAAAAGCACAAGTGTAAAAATCTTGTCTTTGTAGGTATTTGGCACGCCACCTATGTTGTACTTTCCGAGCGTATTAAAGGCGACGGTTGCCCACGCTAATGAAAAATAAATAAGCAATACACCGCAAACAATAAATCCAATGATTGCCATGTCTTACTCCTTAATGCCGTGGGCGGCTTCAATGGCACGGTGAACAACATGAAACATGGCTTCATACTGACCATGCTTTCCCTCTTGCATTTTCTTGTCATACAAATCTTGCACAAAGCAATTCATTTTTGTTTTGTCGTATTGCGGCTTGCGCTGTGGTGCTGTGTAGAGTGGCTTCACTTCAGCATGGTTTCCTTTTAGCTGTGCCATTTCAACTGCTTCGGCCTCAGTAAAAAACATATCGTGCAGATTGTTTTCAAAGACTCCCCACGCCACAAGCTCTTTCTCTGGTTGTGGTGGGGCTTTGTAAAACGGCCCAGCCATGTGTTCATGGAACTGCTCCCACGCCACAGGCTCTTGCTCTGGTTGTGCCAAGGCTTCTTTGATGGCGGTGATGGTACGTCTAGCCACTTCTGCGGAATACGGCTCATCCATGTGGCCTCCAACTTCTCCATCATTCCAAGCCGATAAATCGTTCAACGCCTCCAAGGCCAGCTTCAATGCTTCGTCTTTAGTCATGCTTGCCCCTTGCTCTGATGGCTTCTTGTATATTCATTGCTGTGCCAGCTTCATGGTCTGAACAAGAATCAGTGTACCGATCACACAACTTCGCACACGCCTCACGCTCCTCGGCAACAACCCTCTCAACAAGGGTCATAAGGTGCTGAGTACTGCAATGCCATGACTTGTACTCGCGGTTTTGATCTATGGCCTCGGCCAACATAAAAGTTACTTGCTCTGCGTTGTACTTCATTGAATCCTCCCCCGCATAGCGGCAACCATTGATCTTTGTGCATCCATCAGCTCGTCACGCTGACGGCCTACTTGTTCGTACATAGCGTGTAATGTCTCAATTCCC